ACCTTGAGTATGGATACAACCGCAACACAATCAAGTCAACACTTATCAGCGTAGGTCAATACTACCCCAAGCTGAAAGAAAAGATGGATGAGTTGCAGGCCAAGATGGGGGACAAGCATGACTGAGTTCAGACTTGAAAGAGTTGGTGACAAATACAAGTTGTTACGCTCAGGGATATGTCCATATCCTGAGAATCCTTACGAAGTTTGGTGGCCTTGCTTGCGCCAAGAAGCCAACGGATGCAACTGGGAACACCGACTCACAAAGCAAGAAGTTTTGCAACGATTGGAGAAAGAGCTATGACTGAATTTAACAAACCAACAGCAGAGGACGATGCGTTCAACCATGTCGAGATGATGAGCAGGGTGAAGCAGGAGGTAGTGCGTTCACAGATGCAAGCCTTACCTGAAAAACCAAAATTTGAAGCCACAACCACAAGGCTAGACAGAATTGGTGCTGAGTCTGGCATTGAAGAAATGACAAATGAGTTGTATCTTTACGGCGTAAATGTCAGGGAAGATTTGGGTAAGGAGTTTAATTACTATTTCCACCTCACAAGAAACGACACCATCGAAGAAGTGGCGCGGAACATTGAGAAGATGCGTGGCTTTGGTGGCGACACGATCAGTAGCTTTGCAATATTTATCAGGGGGATGAAACGATGAACAACCCACCAGCATTTCCAACACTTCATATTCCTCATGCCTCGCCACCAGCATGGAGTGGCATGACCTTGCGTGACTACTTTGCGGCAAAAGCTATGCAGGGATTACTTGCGGGGTTACTTGCTTATGGTCACGACATCATGTGGGATGAGATTGCTAAAGATGCGTACAGACAAGCAGACGCAATGATGAAAGCGAGGGAGGCATGATTGACCGCCTCATTCTCAGTGCTGTGCTAGGCACAGTGGGGTTCAATGGTTTAAACAAAGAACCTCCTCCACCAATGACGCTGAAACAAAAGGCAGTGTACAAGTCTGTCAGCGCCGTGTGCATCAAGAAGAAACAGAGCAAGCAGACAAAAGAAATGTGCAAACGATGGGAGGAACACAATGGATAAACCGTTGAGACACTTGCGGGTAGAGGGAGACGAGAAAGCGTGGCGAGCCAAGTTGGTTGAAGACTACGACATTGATGATAGGTACCACAAATCTGCAATGCTTGCACTGCAAAAGGAAATCATGGAGTTGGCAGTGGTGCGTGACTACTACATTGACCGCGAAACGCTTTTGGAAATATACGACATGTGCATGTCATATCAGGAGAAGAACAGTGCTTGAAGCAATCAAAACATTCTGGAGCAAAGTGCGTGGCGAACACGGTGCACGCAGAACAATCGTAGAGCAGGGGCTGGTGTACAGATGTACGCAGTGCCAGCTTATTTTCTTAACCAAATCAGCAGGGGAGCAACACCAATGCCAAGACCCAAAAGTGAACTGACAAGCAACCCAAAGATTGTTGGCGCACGGTTAACACAAGAACTATTCAAAGAGTGGCGCAAGCTGGGCGGGGCAGTATGGTTACGCAAGTATCTTCAAGAACACAAAGACAAGAGGAAAGTTAAATGAGTATGGACAAACACTTCAACGGCACACGTGCCGATGATCTACAGATCAGTGGCAATCACTACAAAGAGATGGCAGTACAGCCTTGGGAACTGATGGAGTCAGTGCTGACGCACGAAGAGTTCGTTGGCTATCTGAAAGGCAACGTCATCAAGTACGCACTGCGTGCTGGGCGCAAGGAAGGCAGCGATGACTTGGGCAAGTGCCGACACTACATGATGAAACTGGCGGAGATACAAGATGCCGTGTCCTAAGTGTCCTATGCTGCGGTCAACGCCGGAGTTGCACCGACACCTGATCGGCAACGCTGCTGAAGTCATTGCGCAGTGTGGCGGCTTCCCGTGCCACGACAGACATCCAACACACCATGCACTTACCCCAATCATGGATGGTACAAACACGTACGAGAGCACTGACTGTGTGGGGTACAAAATGTTCTTGGCCAACCAAGAAACGCCCGGTCGATTCCCGGAGATTGTGGACACATGCCATCAACTGGCAGAGATAGAAAACAAAGGCTGAGCGGGTTATTAATTGTGATGTGTGCGAACCTAGTAGATGCGACCACAACATCACGGACAACAGGGGCGCTTAGCCTTTGAGAGAACCACTGTTGTTCGGCTTTCCAACCGCGAAACGAGGGGGCGCGGAATCTACTTGACCCCCTCACCAATTCAAAGGAAACTGTATGGCATCGACACCTGAGGTAAAAGTAAAAAAGCAAATCCGAAAACTGTTGGATGAGCTGGGCGTGTACTACGCCATGCCTATCGGCACAGGCTACGGCAACTCAGGGGTGCCAGACTTTCTGGTATGCGCCAATGGATTATTCATTGGTGTGGAAGCAAAGGCGGGGAAGAACAAACCGACCTTGTTGCAAGAAGAACATATGCGCCGCATAAGAAGCGCAGGGGGAGTGGCAATGGTAGTAAACGAAGACAACTTAGACGAACTTAGAAAGGTATTGATATGAACGAAGAACAAAGTATGGAAGCACGACTGGCATTGATGTCAGACGAAGAGAAAGCGCACTTCAAGATGGTGGTGATTGAACTCATCAAGTGCTACGGCCCTGATGCGAAGCAAGCGATCATATTGTTTCACGGCAGCGACAAGCTGGGCGGTATTCTCACGCTCAACTGCAATGAGATGGAGGCGGCAGAACTGATGCTGGAAGCCAATGATTTTTTCGGCTTCTTGAATACTATAGACGCACCGCCAAAGGAGGCATTTAATTGACTAAACCATTTGACCGCATCATCACCATTGACTTCGAGACTCGGTGGGACAGCAAAGACTACACGTTATCAAAGATGACAACAGAGGAGTACATACGTGACAAGAGATTCAAAGCATTTGGAGTATGCGTACATGAATTCGGAAGCACAGATGACATTAGATGGGTTGGAGGAGATGAACTATCTGAATACTTTTCTGGAGTCGATTGGGGACGAACCGCAGTGCTTGCACACAACGCACAGTTCGATGTATCCATTATGGAGTGGGTATATAACGCCAGACCCGCATTCATCTTCGACACACTATCAATGGCGAGAGCTTTGCGCGGCGTGGAGGTCGGCAACTCCCTCGCCAAACTCGCAGCAGATTTTGGACTACCCGCTAAAGGTACAGCAGTACACAACACCAACGGCTTACTACAACTTACACCAACCATTGAACGAGAACTCGCCGAGTACTGTGCGCATGACGTGTACCTGTGCGAAGAAATCTTCAAGCGACTCGGAGCAGGTTATCCCAAATCCGAACTGCGTCTGATCGACATGACGCTCAAGATGTATACACGACCAACGCTTGAGCTTGACAGCAAGATGCTTATCAAAGCACTAACAGAAGAAGGAGAACTGCGTGCGGGACTATTACAGAAACTCGGCATACAAGAGAGTGAGCTTGCGTCGAACCCTAAGTTTGCTGACGTACTTCAAAGCCTCGGGGTTACTCCCCCGACTAAGGTCAGTAAAACTACCGGCAAAGAAGCGTTCGCATTTGCCAAAAATGATGCCCTCTTCCAAGCGTTACTCAACGGTGAACGTGAGGACGTTGCCCTCCTTTGTGAGGCACGCCTTAAAGTTAAATCCACAACCGAGCGCACACGTGCACAACGCTTCCTTGACATTAGCCAACGCGGCAAACTACCGGTTCCGCTCTCGTATTACGGTGCTCTCTCGGGTAGGTGGACAGCGGCGAAAGGTTCAGCAATCAACATGCAAAACCTCAAGCGCGGAAGCTTCTTACGCAAAGCAATTATGGCTCCCGAAGGCTACCAGCTTGTCGTCGGTGACCTCTCACAAATTGAGCCGCGAGTACTCGCGTGGCTTTCGGATTACCAAGAGATGCTTGACATCTTCAGGGGAGGGGGTGACCCTTATGCCGCTTTCGGTGCGCAGATGTTTAACATACCCGGACTCACTAAGGACAGCCATCCCGATCTGCGGCAGTCTGCAAAGAGCGCGTTGCTTGGTTGCGGGTACGGTCTCGGCTGGGCTTCGTTTGCGTCCCAACTTCTTACTGGGTTCCTTGGTGCGCCGCCAGTCAGGTATTCCAAGGACTTCGCCAAGGCGCTAGGGGTTAACTCTGAGTACGCGCAGGAGTTCGCCAAATGGGACGGCAACGACGAGAAGCTGTTCGACATCCCACACACTTGTTCTGATAAAGACTTGTTGGTGCATGCCCTTGCCGCCAAGGCAATCATTGATACTTACCGCCGCACTGCTTGGCCGATTACGGCGTTGTGGGGGTTGTTCAGTGAACTCATACACAAGTCGCTGTATATGGGTAAAGAGTACACCCACAAGTGTTTGACATTCCGCAAAGGCGAGATAGAATTACCAAACGGAATGAAACTTCTGTACCCCAACCTTCGTCTCGAACAGGGAGATAATGGTAAACCGCAGTGGGTGTACGGAGAGCGTGCAACGAAGTTGTATGCAGGTAAGATAACGAACAATGTAACGCAAGCGCTTGCCAGAATCGTGATGACGGATGGCATGTTGAGGGTATCGAAGAATTACCCCATCGCTGGCACGGTGCACGACGAGTTAATCGCTGTTGTACCGGACGAAGAAGTTGCTGACGCTAAGACTTGGGTCTTGGCGCAGATGACTATGGAGCCGAGTTACATGCCGGGGATACCTCTGGCCGCTGACGGTGGCGCTCACCGTAGGTACGGGTTAGCAAAATCATAAGGAGAAGCACATGCACATACCCAAGAAAATCACAGTAGGCACCAAGACCTACGCAATCATCCAAGTCAAGAAAGCAAGGACAAAGAACACCCTTGCCGCTATTGACTATCAGCACGGCATCATCTGGATGGCGACACATGACGAGCAGGGCATCAAGCTCGGCAAAGAAGAAATGGCTGACACTTTCTGGCATGAGTTGACGCACGCAGTACTCCACGACATGGGGCACGAACTGTGTTACGACGAGAAGTTTGTGACAGCCTTTGCCAACCGCTTATCCCTATCTGTAACCTCAGCCCAACTATGAAAAAACCAGCATGGTCACACTCCTCCCTCAAAGACTTTGAGGGTTGTCAGCGCCGCTACCAAGAAGTCAAAGTACTCAAGAACTATCCGTTCACAGAGACTGAGGCAACGCGGTACGGCAATCAAGTCCACGAAGCACTTGAGTTGTATGTCAAGGACGGCACACCCATCCCTCCTGAGTACGCGCAGTTCAAACCTGTGGTGGACGCGTTGCTGAATAAGTCTGGCCGCAAGCTGGCTGAGTACGAGATGGCGTTGACGACCGACCTCTTGCCAACAAGTTGGAAAGCAGATAACGTGTGGGTGCGTGGCATCGCAGACTTGTTAATTGTTGATGACGAGAACCTGACCGCATGGGTGGCAGACTACAAGACCGGCAACAACAAATACCCAGACCGCGATCAGCTTGTGCTCATGTCAATCATGGTGTTCGCGCACTTCCCCCACATACGCAAGGTTAACTCCGCGCTGTTGTTTCTTGTAAAGAATGACATTGTGAAGATGTCAATGACAGCAGACGAAGCGGCTAAGCACTGGTGGAACTATCGTGAACGCTACGCTAGACTGGAAGCCTCATTCGCAAACGATGTGTGGAACCCAAACCAAACGCCTCTGTGCGGTTGGTGTCCGGTGAAAACATGCGAGTTCAATCCAAAACATTAGGGAACACTCATGCCTTATAAGAATCCAGCAGACCGTCCGTCGTACGCCAAGTACGAACAAAAACCAGAGATCATTAAAAAACGAGCCGCTCGAAACAAAGCACGCGCAATGCTTATGAAAGAGGGTGTCGTACAAAAAGGAGATGGAAAAGATGTCGATCATAAACAACCCCTTTCAAAAGGTGGTGCTACAACCCGGAGCAATCTCAGGGTCAAGTCCGCTTCAAATAACAGGAGCTTCGCTCGGAAGTCTGACCACAGTATCAAATGATGGGACGCTGAGAGCAAAGCGTGTTGTTGAGAGTGAAATCACAAGCGCGATGCTTGAGAGTGAAGCATTCAATATCCCTGTTGGCAGACTAATTGATGTGTGGGTAACACGTTTCGGAAACAGGTGGATAGATTTAGAAACATTAGAGGGCGATGAGTTCTTTAGCCACGCGTTTAGGAGACTTAAACAACTCGGAGAAGTTGAAGTCCATTTCTTAACAGACAGAGCGCGGTACGTGTGCCGCATGCCCGAGCAATAACAGGAGAAGCAAATGGGAAAAATGAAAAACTTAGGTCAACAACTTACAGAAAGATTAGAGGCTTACGCTAACGCAGCACAAGGATCACAAAATGCAGGTATGCAGAACATGGGCATGCAAGCAGCACAGAATGTGTATGGGGGAAGAATAGTAAAACAAAGATCACAAATAGTAAGCAACATGCGCGGCGTAGACGACCCCAACAAACGTGAAGCGTATGCCATTCCCCTATCAAGACTGGTAGATATGTGGCGTATAAAGTTTGAGGATAAATGGGTTGATGTATCTGAGCTAGACGAAGAGTTCTGGTCGGACGCATCGGGAAGACTGCACAGAAACAAACTCATGGAAGAAGTCGAGTTCAATGGTAGCAACACGCCGTGGGCGCGGTTGAGGGAGGACGCATGATGGCATATTTTGGAGACCCAGAAACAACGTTGGAGTTACACGTGCGTCTAGACACAGGCCTTGAAGACGTACCAACTGAAACACTGCGCAACCTGTGGATGGTTAGGTTTGGTGCTCGCAACGTGACGTTGAAAGAGTTGTACGAAATCAGGTTTGATGACATTGCAAAGGTTGCACAAGAGTTGGCAAATAGAAAACTAATTCGCCACGAAACAATAAACCGTATGGAGCTGGACGCAAGAATACACTACTACTTACTGGAAAAAGAACATGGAGATAGTTGACAACAAGGCGCTGATACTGCGCACACGCGACCCAAACAAATACAGCATCATTCCAAAACACAAAGTGCTCGGCCATGAAGATGGCATCTATCAAGTTGCTGTGTACTGGGGACTTGATGAGAGCAGAGTGCTGAAGAACCTTGGTGTCAAAGATGTACCGTCTCCAATCAAAGGACGCTATGGTTGGCCGGGCAAGTACAAGCCAATGGATCACCAAATTGAAACAGCGGCATTCTTGACATTGCATCGCAGAGCGTTCTGTTTTAATGACCCCGGCACTGGTAAGACGCTCTCTGCATTGTGGGCGGCTGACTACTTGATTGAACGTGGTGAAGTGCGTAGGGTGTTGGTGTTGTGTCCTCTATCAATCATGCACAGCGCGTGGATGGGCGACATCATGAACAGCACCATGCACAGAAGCGCCATCGTCGCTCACCATCAACAAGCCGCACGTCGAATTGAAATGATTCAGCGTGACTACGAGATCGTCATTGCCAACTACGATGGTCTGAATTTGATTGCTGATGAGATACGCAACGATGGTCGTTTTGATTTAGTTATTGTTGATGAGGCCAACGCGTACAAGAACCCATCAACGCGGCGTTGGAAGGCGCTGGCATCCATCATCAAGCCTGAGACATACCTGTGGATGATGACCGGTACTCCTGCATCTCAATCGCCTGTTGATGCGTACGGCCTTGCAAAGCTTGTTAACCCAAGCGGTGTGCCTAAGTTTCAAACAGCATGGCGCGACAAGGTGATGAACAAGATCACTATGTTCAAGTGGATGCCAAAAGAAAACTCAAGGTCAATGGTGTACGAAGCTTTGCAACCAGCAATCCGTTTCACAAAAGGTCAGTGTCTTGACTTGCCGCCAGTCATCACAGTAACACGCGAAGTGCCGATGACACCACAGCAGAACAAGTACTACCGGATGTTGAAAGAGCAGATGATGGTACGTGCGGCTGGAGAAACAATCAGCGCAGTCAACGCAGGTGTAGCAGTCAACAAACTGTTGCAAATATCCTGTGGAGCCGCATACACAGACGACAAGGAAGTTGTGGAGTTCGACGCATCTCCTCGACTGAATGTGCTGGACGAAGTGTTGGAGGAGACCGAACGCAAGGTCATCATCTTTGCGCTGTTCAGATCAAGCATTGACACCATCGTCACGCACCTCACCAAGCAGGGCTACGCCGTGGGACAAATTCATGGCGACGTGAGCGCCAGCAAGCGCGGACAAATCATTGGAGACTTTCAGACAACTGACAAGATACGCGTGTTGGTTATGCAGCCGCAAGCAACAGCTCACGGGATTACCCTAACTGCCGCAGATACTGTTGTGTTCTTTGGGCCTCTGATGAGCGTGGAGATGTACACGCAATGTATTGCTCGCGCAGATCGTAAAGGTCAAAACTCTGACAAAGTTACTGTGGTACACATTGAGTCAAGCCCTATTGAGAAAAAACTATTCAAGGCAATGGACGGTAAAGTTACTGACCACAAGTTGCTGGTAGATATGTTTGATAGCGAAGTAAAAAATATTTAAAGAAAGGAGTTGCGTTTGGATTTGTTCCGTGTATGATGTTAAACGTTAGACAAAAAAACAGGAGAAGCAAATGACTACAACAGTCGAAGATGATGCTCCCGCACAAACGGAGAGCAATGAGTTAGTCAACGTCCCAATGGATAAGTTGGCAAAGGTGTACCGTAAGATGGCGGCTCGAATTCAAGAGCTGACTCAAGCGTACGAAAACGAAGTTGAGGAAATCAAGCGGCAACAAGATGTCGTGAAGATCGCACTCAAAGATCAGATGCTTGCACTGGGCATGTCCTCTGTGCGCACTGACCAAGGCACTGTGGTGCTGTCTACCAAGACACGCTACAACACACAAGACTGGGATTCATTCAAGACATTCGTGCTTCAACACGAAGCCGTTGACTTGTTGGAGAAGCGTATTGCGCAGACCAACATGGCGACATTTCTTGAAGATAACCCCGGCCTCGTACCACCCGGATTGAACTCAATGACTGAGTACGCAATCTCTGTTCGCAAACCAACCAAGTAATCAGGAGAATCATCACATGACTAATGTGACACTTTTTAACAAGGCAAACGTACCCGCGTTTGCAAAGAACCGTGACGGCATGTCTTCAGTAGCCAAAGCTTTGGCTGGCGGTAATGTGGATAC